ACCGATGAATTGGTAAAGACATATATGAATGACACACCAGGTCAGGTAATGAAGTTTAAGGACTTTAAGAAGCGAACTAAATAATGTAACAACTGAGGATATATTATGAAAGATGTGATTATTGGCTGTTCCACCAACTACAATTGGGACAAAATCAAATATTGGGTTAACTCAATCAATAAATCAGGATTTGAAGGTGATAAAGTCCTGATTTTCATGAATGTCGATAAAGACACTCTACAAAAAGTAAACGATGCTGGTTTCACAGCCATTGTTTTATCTCAAGCAGATTCTAATGGTAATCACACATATGAAAGTAGATTACCTGTCCATGTGGAAAGATTCTTCCACATCTATAATTTACTAAAAGATAATCGGTATCGTTATGTAATTACGACCGATGTCAAAGATGTAATCTTCCAACAAAACCCAATCAAATACATCGAAGAAAATATTGGTGATAAAAAACTAATGTTTGCCTCTGAAAGTATTTTGTACAAAGATGAACCTTGGGGTAATCAAAATCTATTAGAAACATTTGGCCATTATTTCCATAGTATCTTCAAACATAACTTAATATTCAATGTAGGTGTATTGGCAGGTCGTGGTGACGATATGCGTGACTTGGCTTGTATGATATTCAATATGTCAATCAATCGACCTATTCCAATCGTGGACCAATCCACATTCAATCTTATGATTAGTATGGCACCATACCTATACACAAGTCTTTACCTAAAATCAGAAGATGCTTGGGCTTGTCAATTAGGTACAACTGCTGACCCATCCAAGATAGAACAATTTAGGCCTTTCTTAGAAGAACCATCACCAAGATTAGAAGAAGGCAAAGTTGTTACTTCTGTTGGAAAAGAGTTTACAATTGTACACCAATATGATAGAATTCCAGAATGGAAAACAATCATAGAGGAAAAGTTTAATGACTAAAAGAGTTCTCATTACCGGTGGTGCCGGTTTTATTGCACACCATGTCATTGAAACCATCTTATTACAAACTGATTGGAGTATTGTAACTTTAGACAGACTAGATTATTCTGGCAATCTTAATCGCCTTGCAGATGTGATGAAAGATATGGATGCAGAAATGAAGAAGCGTGTTGAGATTGTATTTCATGATTTGCGTGCTGAATTAAACCCACAGATAGTTAACTTATTGGGTGATATTAATATTGTTTTACATTTGGCTGCAGGTTCTCATGTAGACCGTTCTATTGAATTCCCTATGGAGTTTGTACAAGATAATGTTATTGGTACCGTAAATCTATTACAGTATTCTAGAACACTCAAAAACTTAGAACGATTTGTTTATTTCTCAACGGATGAAGTTTTTGGTCCTGCACCATCTGGTGTTAATTATGATGAACATGCGAGATACAATGCAACCAATCCATATTCAGCAAGTAAAGCTGCGGCTGAAGAAATGTGTGTTGCATTTCAAAATACTTACAAATTACCAATCTATATCACACATACAATGAATGTTTTTGGTGAAAGACAACATCCTGAAAAGTTTATACCATTAGTTGTAAAGAAGGTTCGTGATGGTGAAACAGTAACTATTCATTCTGATGCAACTAAAACTATACCTGGTTCTAGACACTACATTCATGCCAAAGATGTTGCTGATGGTTTGTTATTCATATTAAACCAAGTTAAAGAAGAAAAACAATATGACTTTGGTGGTACAAAATGTCCAAAGTTTAACCTTGTAGGTGCTGAAGAAATTAATAATTTAGAATTAGCTCAGTTGATTGCGGAGGCACAGAATAAAGATTTAAAGTATGAATTGGTAGATTTCCATTCATCGAGACCTGGTCATGATTTGCGTTATGCATTGAGTGGTGATTTTATGAAGTCCTTAGGTTGGGTACCTAAGATAACATTGACCGAAAGAATATCTGAAGTTGTTTCTTGGACACTTGAGAATAATAGGTGGTTGAAATGAAGAAGATATTATATGTGGTTCATAGATATGCACCATTTCCTGGTGGTTCTGAGAACTATGTTCGTGATATGGCTGAAGAAACTTTAAGTCGTGGCCATCAGGTTGCTGTATTTACAGGTGAACATAAGGGTGATTGGAATGGTGTAAGAGTTTCATCTGACCCACAAATTCTTTTGGAGAATTGGGACCTAATCGTTGTTCATGGTGGTGATGTTGGACTTCAAGATTTTGTTTTGCAAAATGCACATCAAATTCCATCGCCAATATTGTTCATGTTGATTATACCATCTATGAGCCAAACATACAAACACGCATTACAACATTGTAAATACATTGGATGTTCTACCAAAGAAGATTGGTTCTATGCAAATCAAATGGGTATCATGCAGAAGGCCAAACAAGTTACACATGGCATAGACCCAAAGATTTCTATTGGTAAAACTGGATTCAAAGAGAAGTATGGCATCAAAACTGATTTGATGTTCTTATCGTGTGGTGGTTATTGGCACAATAAGAAGATGCAGGAGTTGGTTGATTTGTTCAAACAAGTTGGCCGTTATGATATCACACTAGTCACAACAGGTTACGATAATCGTTTTGGTATTAAACCAGAAGATTCCGAGTTTGTTAAGAACTTAATGATTGATGACCGTGATGATGTGATGTCAGCACTACACGAAGCAGACTTGTATATCATGCACTCTGACCGTGAGGGATTTGGCCTAGTTCTTCTAGAATCTATGTTGAATAAAACACCTTGGGCTTCCAGAAACTTGGCAGGTGCTAAATTGATGAGAGAACACGGTTTCGTATATGATAACGATGAAGAACTGTTGCAATATATGAAAGAGTTTAAACCTTGGTTTCAAGAAGATATGGATATTGCATATGAATTCGTAACAACCACACACATGATAAGTAATACAGTTGATGACATTTTGAGATTAACATGAGATACACATTCGGCATAACAACAGACTATAAAAACAAAGACCAACTGATTGAAGTATTCGAATCTATCGAGGAATTAAATATTCCTGAATATGAAATTCTAGTTGTTGGTGGTGAAAAACCAAACGACACAGATAATATCAAATATATTCAGTTTGATGAAACACAGAAACCAGGTTGGACAACTCGTAAGAAAAACACAATTGCACAATCGACTCAATATGAAAATGTAGTATTGATGCATGATTACTATGTCTTTGATAAAGACTGGTATAAAAATATGGTTGAGTTTAGTAAATCTGTTCCTTGGGATATTTGTTCTTGTCAACAACAATTAATTACCGGCAAAAGACATTTCACTGATTGGGTAGTTTGGGATGACCCAATCTTCCCACAATATTCATCGTTACCATATGATGAGTGGACAAGAGTGCCATTCATGTATATCTCAGGTGGTTTTATTCAAGCCAAAAAGCAAGTATTGATTGATAACCCATTCAATGAAGAATTGGTGCATGGTCAGGCTGAAGATGTTGAATGGTCTCTCCGTGTGCGTAATAAGTATAGAATAGTCTGTAATGGCGGAAGTATTGTGAAACATAATAAATGGCACCGTGATGCGAAATAAATTAGTTATATTTGACCTAGATGGAGTTATGATTGACTCCCGTGAACTACACTATGATGCTCTCAATGAAGCACTTAGAAAAGTTGGCGAAGAATTTGTTATTACCCGTGAAGAACACTTATCAACCTATGATGGTCTAAACACAACAAAGAAACTTAAGATGTTGGCTGAACAAAAAGGTTTGCCAGTTGATAAGTTTGACCAGATTTGGCAAGATAAACAAACTGCCACATTTGAATTAATTCCAAAAGCACCAAAGAATATGTCGATTCAGTATATCGTCACGCAGTTGAAACGCAGAGGATGGAAAGTTGCAGTTGCTTCTAATAGTATTAGAGAAACAGTTAAGATTGCATTAGATTCATTAGGCATATTAAATAAAGTTGATTATTATGTGAGTAATGAAGATGTATTCAAACCAAAACCATTTCCTGAAATGTATTGGAAGTGCATGATTAAATTAGGTGCATTACCTAAAGATACAATCATCGTAGAAGATAGTCACATTGGGCGTCAAGGTGCTATTGATTCTGGTGCTCATTTGTATCCTGTTGCTGATGCTTACGAATTGAACGGAATTAAGTTTATAGATATGATTGAAACCTTTGAATTGAGAAACAGAGATAAAACTATACCATGGAGAAATGAAAAGATGAATGTATTAATTCCAATGGCTGGTGCAGGTAGTAGATTTGCACAGGCAGGTTATACTTTTCCTAAACCATTGATTGAAGTGAGTGGTAAACCAATGATTCAGGTTGTGGTTAATAACCTGAATGTTGATGCACACTTCATTTTCTTGGTACAAAAAGAACACTATGAGAAATACAATCTACAATCTGTATTATCTTTGATTGCACCTGGATGTGATATTGTTCAGGTAGACGGACTGACAGAAGGTGCAGCTTGTACTACACTGTTGGCAAAAGAATTAATTAATAACGATGAGCCATTACTGATGGCAAATTCAGACCAATTTGTGGAGTGGAATTCTAATGAATGTTTATATGCTTTTACTGCTGATTCTATCGATGGTGGTATTGTTACTTTTGAATCAACCCATCCGAAATGGTCTTACGCTAAACTTGGAGAAGATGGATTCGTTAAAGAAGTGGCTGAAAAGAACCCTATTTCTAATCTTGCTACTGTTGGCATTTATTATTGGAAACATGGTTCTGACTATGTAAAATATGCAGAACAAATGATTGAAAAGAATATCAGAACAAATGGTGAATTTTATGTTGCACCTTCATTTAATCAGGCTATAAATGACGGCAAAAAAATTAGAATTAAAGAAATTCAAAAAATGTGGGGGTTGGGTGTTCCTGAGGACCTTAACTATTTTCTTGAGCATTATAAAGGCGAGGTTTAATCGTCCAACCTTTATTATGTTTTCTTTCACCTCTGGAAACTGAACATATATTGCCATAATTTAAGGAATTTTGTTTACAGAATTCTTTGAGGTTATTTGTGTAATATTCATTTCCATTAGGTGATAAAAGAATCCATTCTTTTCTTTTTGAAATTGAACAAGAAATAGACCTTTTCTTCAAATTTTCAGATGAAGGTACTCGGCCAATGCTTTTTGAACCTATTAATCTTTTGGTTTCTGCTGTATGTTTTTTACCGTAAAATTTATTGTTTTCTCCAGAATTCAATAGACTTAGAATTTTTTTAGTTTCTTCGGTATGTTTTTGTCCTTTCATAGGACTTGAAATTTTAATGTCTTTATTGAAACAACGGAGATTTTCGGTCATCGGATTATTTTTACACCATTCTTTTATTGATTGGTATAATTCATCATCCGGATTTAGATATATATTCATGCTGATACGGTCCTTTCGTGTTAGAGTGGGTGCGAGTTCCAGCTCGGCGACCTACACCTATTTATAAGGAAATTATATTATGAAAGTTGCAGTAATTTTAACAGGACATATGAGATGTTGGCGAGATGTGTTGCCCAACTTCAAGGAAAAGGTAATTGACCGATATAATCCAGATATCTTTATTCACACGTGGAACGAAGAAGGCTGGTGGATTCCCGGTGATAAACAAAACACCAAAGGTTATTTTGAAGAAACACCCAAGGTAACATATGATGATATGTTGCAATTCAATCCTACTTCTGTTATAATTGAAGATTGGAATGATTACAACGAACTATTTGAATACCGTGGCAAACTATACGAAAACTTTGCACATAGACCTAAGAATATTCTTTCTATGTTTTATAAGTTACATGCTGGTGTGCAATTGATGGAGAATTATATAAGTAAGACTGGTGAGTTTTATGATTTAGTTATTCGTATGCGACCAGATATGATTTTCAATGAGAATCTACCTGATTTTGACCCAAATAAATTCTATACACTAGCACATAGAAATCATTTAGGCCAAGGTACAGGTGATATGATTCAAGTTGGTAATCAATTTAACATGATTCTATTTTCTAAAGCTTCGTGTTATCTAACTCATATATACAGTAAAACGAAGTTATTATGTCCTCATGTTTTATCATCACAGTGGATACAGGATATGGGTTTACCATGGCAAGAATTTATGATTAACAAAACTTTACAACATACACCAAAAGGTGAGTATGTGGAAATGGATAAATGATGGATGCTGTAACATATAAATTTATTGAAGGTGACTTATCCGATTGGGATAAAATCACCGAACTTAAAGATGGTCCGGTTCAATATGAGTTTTCGGGTAGTGGAAACATTAAGATGGTTCAACACCCATACCCATATTCAATCAAAGAAGCCGAATTCAATTTTCTAACTAACCTAATCAAAGAACATAATCTACAAAGAGGTTATGAATGTGCAACTGCATTTGGTATTTCATCATTAGCATTAGGATTAGGATTTAAACACACTGGTGGTAAATGTGTAACTATGGATGCCTACATTGAAGAAAAGTGTAAGGATCCAGGTGCATATGAGAAGTTTGCACGTGAAGTATATGAACAGGCTGATGGTTTCAAATCTGTAAAATATTTAATTGAAAAGTTTGATTTACAGAACCATTTATATCCTGAAATTGGTTGGTCACCAGATGATACAGAAACGGCAGTTCGTAAACATATTACAGAACCATTAGACTTTGTATTCATTGACGCTGGTCATTTCCCTGAGCAAATGATTAAAGATATCGATGCCTTTATACCACTACTTGGTGAGAAATATGTGTTAGCATTTCACGATGTATACCCTTGGAGTTACAGTGATGCGGTGCATGAACACCTCTACAATAAAATTGGCAAGAGAGTTGAGATTAAAGTACCACATCCTGCTGGTGAAAATCTTGGAGTTATAATCAACTTATGATATTAATAGCTCATCGTGGTAATACTGAAGGACGTATGCCTAACCTAGAAAATAATCCTGATTATATCGATAAGGCAATTAAGGAAGGATTCTCAGTAGAAGTTGATTTGCGAAGTCAAAACGGCAAATTATACCTAGGCCACGATGCGCCTCAATATGAAGTAACCTTGTCTTGGTTGAGAGACCGTGTTCTTTGGTTGTGGGTTCACTGTAAAGACAGAGAATCGTTGGAGGCCGCAATGAATTCAAACCTACATTGTTTTTGGCATGATACTGACGATTACACCATCACCAATCGTGGGTATGTTTGGGCATATCCAGGTAAAATGCCAGCTGGTCCTCTGACGATTCTGGTTATGCCAGAATACTGCGAAATGCTTGATAAAGTTGGAGAAATCAAACCTCTTGGTGTTTGTTCTGACTATGTTAAACAACTAAAAGCATAAATAGACCATATTAATTATCTTGCTGTAGAGGCGGGGAAGAATGAAATTTAGAGATTTTTTACTTAAAGAAGCAAAAGAAAAACACGCAGTTTTGGCCTTTGGCCGAATGAATCCTCCTACAACCGGACATGAAGTTTTGGTTAATAAGGTTAAGGATGTTGCTAATCAGTACGGTGCTTCACACCATGTAGTTCTATCCCATTCGCAAGATAAATCTAAGAATCCACTTTCTGCCAGACAGAAATTAAAACACGCACAAAGATTCTTTCCAAATACCAATCTTTCAGTATCAAATGCTGAAAGTCCTAATTTTCTAACACAAGCAGCAAAGTTACACAAAAAAGGTGTCACACATCTTCATATGGTGGCTGGTTCTGACCGTGTTCCAGAATACAAACAATTGTTGCAGAAATACAACGGTACACATAAAGGTGCCTTGTTTAATTTCAAAGAGATTCATGTTCATTCCGCTGGTCAACGAGACCCCGATGCTGAAGGTACCGAAGGTATGTCAGCTTCTAAGATGAGAGAACACGCAAAGACTGGAAACTTTAAGGAGTTTAAGAAAGGTATTCCTGGTCATGTTAAGAATGAACACGCAAAAGAATTGTTTGCCGATGTTCGTAGTTCTATGGGTGTTAGAGAACATTTAGAGAATCAAATTCCAGTTGATTCATTATTTGAAGAATTGGTTGTTGAAGGTGTACACGACAAATCAATATTTAAAGCTGTATTCTTAGCAGGTGGTCCAGGTTCTGGTAAAGATTATGTACTTGACAATACTCTTTCAGGTCACGGATTAACAGAAATCAATTCGGATAAAGCTTTAGAATTTTTGATGGACAAAAAAGGTCTCGATAAGACTATGCCTGCTGGTGAACAAGGAGAACGTGATATTGTTCGTGGTAAGGCAAAGAACATGACAGAACTACGTCAACGATTGTCACTATTGGGTCGTAACGGCCTTATTATTAATGGCACAGGTGATGATGTTGAGAAGATTGCAAAGATTAAAGAACGTTTAGAGGAGATTGGTTACGACACACACATGGTTGCTGTCAATACTGCCGATGAAGTATCTAAACAAAGAAATATTGAACGTGGTACTCGTGGTGGTAGAACAGTACCAGAAGAAATCCGCAAAAAGAAATGGGATTCAGTTCAAGCTGCAAGACCACAATTTGCTGAGATGTTTGGCCAAAACTATACGGAATTTGATAACTCTGAAGATTTGCGTAATGCACCACCTGAAGTGGTCAAGGCCAAAAAAGATGAGATGCTTGAGTTGTTTAAGAAAGTTAAAGAATTCACATCAGCACCACCTGCACATCCAAAGGCTCAAGAGTGGATTGCAAACGAATTACATAACAAAGATACAATGGTTGTTGGTGCAAAATCATCAGAACAACCTCCACATCCTGAATCTGGTGCATCGCAAGAGGCACAACAATTAGGATTACAATATTTTGGTTTTGGCCGATATGGTAAAGATGGTAAAGTTACACACCACTCTGTCAATGATAAATTGGTAGCAATTACTAAAGTTAAACCACCAGAACCTACAATCCCAACATCAGGCTCATCAGGTATGAAAAAAGTAAACGAAGATTTCGAACAGTTATTTGAAGCTGTTTCAATCACTATATCTGGTGATACAGTAGAAGAAGTTAAGAGTGCTATGAAACTATTGACTTCAAAGGAAGAACCAGAGGAACAACAGGAACAATACCAATTATCAAATAGTGGTGCATACAACCTATTGACATTAGGTCAAATTACAGAGGCAACATCACTAGAAAAGTTCCGTGCAGCTGCATCTCAAAGAGAAAAAGAACATAAGCAAAGAGAATCAGAAATGAAGGCTCGTCACGCAGCTGGTAAAGAAGATATGTCTGGCGCAATTGAAAGATTAACACAGAGATTGAATAAAGAAGAAACTGTCAATGAAATTTCAGTGAACACATTACAGAGTTATAGACAGAAGGCCACAATTGATGCGATTGACCGTGCATCATCAGGTAAAGGTGGTAGTTTAGACCGTATGTTGAATGTTCAAAGAGCCAAAGAAAAGATTGATGTTGCTCAAGATAAAGAAAGAACACAGGTTCAACAAACATCTATGTCTGAATCTTTTGTAAAAGATAAGAATGGTAAAGTAAGAGTTTTTATGTTACGCCGTGCGGCCGCAAAAGAAGCACATCAAAATGGTGGTGTGGTTCATAAACAAGGTGTAGGTTATGTAATCAAATTAAAGGAGAATGAAGATGTTACAATCATTAATCAATCTATTCAAGAAGAAACAAGAAGTTCAACCGGAGTTTCCAGTTCAAGAATCACCGAAGGAGCCGGATGCAGTTGTGGAGGAGAAACCAGCATTAATCAAGGCCGCCAAAAAATCAGCCTCGAACAAACCAAGAAAAAACTCAAAAAAAAAGTAAGTGAGTCGATTGATAGAGGTATAGAACCTGGTATGTCAATGAAAAAACCAGTTGACGAATTAACAGGTGATGAAACAACTCTATCTATTGGTGACCAAAAAGAAGATGAGTTGAAGAAACAAGGCATACGACTATCAACATTCAAATCTAAGAAACCAGTATGAAAAATTTAAAAGATTTTATAAAAGGTTCTTGTGTAAAAGAAGAACTTGATGAAGCTTCAGCAGCTTGGCAACGCAAAGAAGGTAAAAACCCCGAAGGTGGTTTGAACCGCAAAGGTATCGAATCATATCGCCGTGAAAATCCAGGTTCTAAACTTTCGATGGCAGTTACTACACCACCATCTAAATTGAAACCCGGCTCTAAAGCAGCCAATCGCCGTAAGTCATTCTGTGCTCGCATGGGTGGAATGAAAGGTGCTATGAAAGATGAAAAAGGTAGACCAACACGCAAAGCATTGGCTTTGAGAAAGTGGAATTGTTAAGTGGCACAATTTAGAACCGATAAAAATATAATCGATTCTGGTCAAGTATTTACCAGATACGAAATCATGATGTTATCTGATAGGTTAACTCCATCGGGTACAGCTGTTGATGCTTTCGGTAGAATGAGAGTTGCACAACCACATACTCTTTTTGATTCTCAACACCAAGATGTTGAAAATGATAAGTGGGACACATTAATCATCGGTTCAGGTACAAAAACACATCTACCTAATGAATCTACAATAAAATTAGAAATTGGCACGGCCAACAATGATACTATCATTCGTGAATCGTTACGCACAATACCATATCAGCCAGGTAAATCATTGTTGATTATGAATACATTTGTAATGGGAGAACCTAAAGCAAATGTGGTACAGAGAATAGGATATTTTAGTGCAAATAATGGAATTTATTTAGAAAATGATTCTGGAAATAATTATATTGTAATGAGAAGTTCCGTTACTGGAAATGTAGTTGAAACAAGAGTGGCACAATCGGATTGGAATTTTGACAAGTTTGATGGTGAAGGATACACCTCTCAACAAAAAGGAACAGGTCATGAGTCCGGATTAGATGTTACTAAATCTAATTTATTTTGGATGGATATTGAATGGCTTGGAGTTGGTGATGTTCGTTGTGGTTTCTTGGTTGACGGTTTATTAAAAGTTGCCCATATTTTCCATAATGATAATAGGAATACAACCACATATATGCGTAGTGCAATATTACCACTGCGTTATGAGATATACAATACCGGTGCAACATCGTCAAATACAGTTATGCGACAAATTTGTTCTTCCGCTGTTTCAGAGGGAGGCTACACACAGGTCAATCAAAGTCGGTCAGCGTCAAACCCACTGACTGGTAAAAATTTAACGAACCTTATCAATAATCCAATGGTGAGTGTAAGATTAAAAACAAATAGATTGAATGCTGTAGTTGTTCCTGTTGCAGTAGACCTGTACGGTTTGCAAGCAACAGCATTTAAATATAGAATATATGAAAATGTTACAAGTTTAACTAATGCTTCTTGGCAAACGACAGATAATGCAAGTGCGGTTGAGTATGATATATCCGCAACTGCCATGACTGGTGGTACTTTATTAAAAGAAGGTATATTTAAAGGACTAGAAGTTGCAAAAGAGATTGATTTGCTTGGACATTTGGATGGATCTATTCAGTTAACAAGAAAAATAAACGCTGCTAATGGTGATATATTTACCATTGCAGTAGAACCAACAACAAATAATGATGATGCTATTGTTGCATTATCATGGCAAGAACATATTAATTAAATAGGAGAAACTCATGTTTTCAGATAAACTAAACAAGTCTATTGCTGAAGCTGTAAAGAAAGTAATGGATGAAGAACTAAAAGGCAATCAGCACAAGATTGATGTTAATAAAAACAACAAGATTGATGCTGAAGATTTCAAACACTTGCGTGCCAAAAAAGATGTGAAAGAAGAAATGCAAAAGGCTGATGTACCTGCATACCTACGTAAACAGAAAGGTGAGAAACCTTTGACTGTTGCTGATGTAAAAGGACCAAGACCTGATTCTATTTCATCTAAAGAAGGCCTTGCTAAGTTACGTAACGAAGAAACTATTGAAGAGGCAGATATTGAAAAGACTGCAACTGGTATGAAAGTTTACGGTTCATCATATGGTAATTCAGTAAGAGCTCGCCGTGAACAAGTTAAGAAAGCTGTTGATACAGTTAAAGGTCCAAAGATGAAAGATATTGCATCTATTGAGGCGGAAAAGAAATCTAAGAAGAAATTCTCCGAAATGGTTGAAACTTATGTTGAATCAGGTATCCAAGGGTTGTTTGAGGGTTGGAAGAAAGTTAAAGAAGAAGCAACTAATGATGAATTCAAATCGGAATTAGATAAACAACAAGCTAAAGCTGATGGTAAAGCACCACAAGCTGATGTTGCTAAAGCCGCAGTTCAAGCAGTTCAATCGGAAGCAGTAGAACAGGTTGAAGAACGCACACTATCAGAGCCAGAAATGAAGAAACGTGAAGATGTTGTTAAGTCTATGAAAAAAGGTATTCAGGGTTTCAAGGATAGATATGGTGACCGTGCTAAAGAAGTAATGTATGCAACTGCAACCAAGATTGCTAAGAAAGACTAAAATGAAAAAGCCATCAGAAGTTTTCAATAAAATCCGTTTTGCTAAATTGGATCCTAAGCATGAAAAAGCTGGACCATTCTCGACAGATGATGAGGAACATGGTGCTGTTAGTGAGATTGAATGGAATCAACAATTACAACATCAAAAGAAACGTGCTATGCAAGAGAAAGTTGACAAACCAACAGGTGAATTAAAAGACGCTTGTTGGAAAGGTTATACTGCTGTTGGTATGAAAATGAAAGATGGCAAAAAAGTTCCAAATTGCGTTCCAACAAACGAGAGTAAAGATATGAAAGCGATGAGAATCATTAAAGACATATACAAACGCAAAAGTGTAAAAGAAGAAATTGAAATTCAAGAAGAGATTGCTGGTTGGATTGCTCACTACAATGGTCAGAAACATGAAATTAAAAAGCATGAAGCTAAAGACTTGTATGATGCAAAACAAAAAGCAATTGCACATTTCAAGGCACCTAAATCTAAACATGGTTTGATTGCTGTTAAACCAGCATACAACGAAGAAGTGGAACAAGTTGAAGAAGGTATGATGAAAAGAATGGCAACAGATGCTGAAGAAAATAAACGTCTAGGTTCATGGAAAAAAGAAACACCATGGATGAAGTCTAAAGGTACTGTAACAGACAAATCTGGTGCTAAACATACAGCCATGTCAACAGCAAGAGATTTAGCTCGCAAAGCGGCTCAAAAGAATGTAAAAGAATCTGTAAGTATTACCGAATCTCGTTTAGCCGACATTGTAAGAGAAGCTGCAGAGAAAGCAAAGAAGAAGAAAAAAGAAGAAACTAAGAAGTCTGATGATACATTCCAAGCAGAACCTGAGTTATCTTCACAGATTATTAGAAATGATTGATACTAAATATATTATCTAAAATAAATTTATAACAGGAGAAATTAAATGGCTTTATGGTCAAACTCAGAAGCTAACACAAGCGCACCGAAGTTTGCAGTAGCAGGTGGTCTTGGTGTTTCAGCTAACGGTCAAACATTGTATGCAAATACAACTATTGACGCTTATGTTCAAAACTTAGCAATCGGTGTTGAAGGTGTTACTGCTGCTGAAGAAGCATCAGATACACTAGGTACACAACATGCTGGTTGGAATTTAGTTAAACGTGGTACAGGTCCAGTGGTTTCTATCACTGCAAACACTGGTGCTTACAGTCCAGATGGTAATGTTTACTTAACATTCTCAAATGGTGGAACAAACACTACAACAGCTAACGCACAAATCGTAACTGATGGTTCTAAGCAGATTCTTAGCATCACCGTTAATGATGGTGGTGAGTATTCAGCTACACCAACAATCGGTGCAGTTGCTAATGCTAACGTTGCATTTACAATCACTATGGGTGGTCGTGCTAACCGTGTGCAAACAGAAACTTTAGTTGCAATGGGTTCAATTAGCTAATGAACTTCAAACAATACTTAGAGGAACTTCACAATATAGAAGTTGGGCAAGCAATAACTGCCCATGAACCTACTGACAAAGCTTCAATGTCAATAGATAATCCTCTTATTGTTTCCGAAATTAACACACATTTTATTCGTGAATTTAACGAAGTCGTTTTATCTCCTGATGTAGGTCTACAAAAAATTCGTAAGGTGTTGCATAGATATGGTTTTGATATGCCAGCACTTTACGAAATAGACCGTGATGGTGATGAAGTGGTATTTGAATTGAATCAGTTTGGAATGGAAATTACTCCAGATTATTACCTCTATGTTTTATATTACCTTACCGATGATGGTTATTATGATTTCTACGTTGAAGTAGCAGATGATGATAGAGTTGAAGAACTTACATCCGATGGTGGGGACGAAGTAGAAGAAGATTAATGTTTTTTGAAGATTTAAATAATGATAATGTGATGTTATATGCAGCCAAAGCTTATGATAAGCCTAACTGTATTATGAGTGAATTTAAAGAAGATATGAAACGATTTAATTATCTGAAAAGATTGTTTCAGAGATATCGAAAATTGGGTGAACTCAGAGAAAGGTTAATTATAAACCATTTAGTGGTTTTATATAACGTATTTGGACCTGAAGTTACAACTAGGTTGTTATTTTATAAACTAAACAAAGAAGATTATTCTTCATTGAAAACGTATCTACTATTTCTAAATTATATGCCAGAGAGAATATATGGCATTAAAGGACAAGACATACATTCATCAGAAATTTCTGTTGATTTAAAAATTGCAAATGTATTAAGGAACATCAAATGAATAAACCTACAAAGCCTATCGTTGAAGAAGTTCCTGCCAATAATGTTGGCGGTGGTGCAGTTGCAGGCTTAGGTGTAGGACCTGATGGTGAACCTGGTGTTAAAAAGAAAAAAAGTAAATTACCAAGTTTCATATCATATATTAGAAGAAAACAACCATGATATGGATTTTAAGTTTTCTACCTAACTGGATTTTTCATCTAATCGTACTTGCTGGTGTATTGGGTCTAGTAGCAAGTCAATTCTTTCGTTTCATTCCTTTTGTGAGTCAATATACATTACCAATTAAGGTTGGTTCAATTATCGCATTGGTAATTGGTATTTGGTTTGAAGGTGGTATCAGTAATAATGATGCTTGGTTGGCCAAAGTAAAAGAAATGGAATTAAAAGTTGCCAAAGCAGAGGCACAATCTGCTGAATATAACAGTAAATTGACAGCAAAAATTGCTGAGAATAACAAGATTATTAAGGAGAATACTAATGCAAATCAAAAAGCGATTAGTAAGTATGTTACTGATGAGTGTCGTATGTCCAATGTTGCTGTCAGCTTGCATAACAGTGCCAGTCGTGGCGAAGTTCCCTCAAGCACCATCGGAACTATTACAGGAACCTCCCAAATTAAAACAGCTGAACTCCTCGGCACAATAACAGAAAACTATGGTACATATCACGAAGTAACTGCCAAATTAAAAGCATGGCAGGAGTGGTACAAAGAACAAAAACAAATATTTGAAAGTGTGAAATGACAGAACTCACATTAGAACAACTGAAACAGATGGTTCCTGGTAATACATATATTACACATTGGCACAATGCATTAGAAAAATTATTACCAGAATATGAAATTGATACACCACAAAGAATTGCAGCTTTTGTTGCTCAGTGTGCTCATGAATCTGGTGGTTTCAAAGCAATTAAAGAAAATTTAAATTACAGAGCAGTTACTCTAAGAAAATTATTTCCTAAATACTTTCCAACGGATGAATTGGCAGCTGTTTACGCCAATATGTCAAACAAACAAGAAGCCATCGCTAACCGCATCTATGCTAATCGTATGGGTAACGGACCAGAAGAATCTGGTGATGGTTATAGATACTGTGGTCGTGGATTAATCCAATTGACCGGTAAAACAAATTACTCTCTATTTGCAGAGAGTTTAGAAATTAGTGTTGAAGATGCTTCTGAGTATCTTCAAACATTTGAGGGTGCCGCACAATCTGCTTGTTGGTTCTGGGAATCAAACAACCTAAACAGATTTGCTGATGTTGGTGATATCAAGGGTATGACTAGAGCTATTAATGGTGGTTATATTGGCCTTGAAGATAGAGAAAAACATTATCAACACGCATTACACGTTTTAGGAGTATAATATGGCAGACGAAAAAGAATCAGCAAAAGGCGCATTTATAGAGAAATTATTATTTGCACTTCTACCTTTATTGATTGGTTGCACAGGATACTTAATCCAAGCATTAGGTTCAATCCAGCATGATGTAACTATTCTCAACAGCAAAGTATCTTTGGTAGTTACTAGCGACAATAAGCAAGCATCTAATACTGGTGCAGAGTTAGCCCGTGAAAAACTAAGACAAGATTTAGGTATTGAGATTCAAAAGAATCGTGATGCTATTGCTGAAAACCGTTTGCATATTGCTATCTTGGAAGAAAAGTTAGGCGTAGCCAAGAAAATTAAACCATTAAGAGCAAGCACAGTAGGAGAATAAATGACACAACCTACTAAAGAGCAACAAGATTGGATGGTAAAGAAGTGGCGTCCAGCCATGGGTTGGACTTACATGGTAATTTGTATTTTGGATATGGCAATATTCCCTGTTTTATGGAGTGTAGCTCAAGTATTAACTAAACAACCAATCACACAATGGAATCCACTAACGTTACAAGGTGCTGGTTTATTTCATTTAGCGATGGGTGCCGTTCTAGGTATTTCTGCATGGTCAAGAGGTCAAGAGAAGTTAGCTGGTGTTGCTGATGTTAAGTCACCATTACCTAGTTTCACACCTGCATCAACACCTAGTTTTTCAGCACCTGCACCATCAGTAGGTTTTGCTGGTAAGCTTACACCTCCACCTGCACCACAACCTGAACTTTAAATAAATAAACATGAAAAAACTAATTATTGCCTCATTATTGGGCTTGACTGTTGTAAATTACGGTGTAGCCGCTGAGAAAAAACAAGTATGTAAAGATGTCCTTGATAAAAAAGGTCAAGTGGTTAAAAACAAGGACAGTACAAATAAACAACAATGTAAGACTATCAAGGTTCACAAGAAACTTGAAGGTACTAAAGTTACAGAGAAAAAGTGATGTCTGAAGAATCTTATGCAGTGAATTTAAAGGTTGATGTTGGCGTTCTGAAAACTCAGGTGGCCACCTTAACCCAACTTTGTAATAAGATGGATTCCGTCATAGATAGACTGATGGAAAATCAAACTCGTATATCAGAACAAATCTATGACGATATGGAAAAGAAAAAAACAGAAACCGTGTCGGATGTAAAAGAATTACATTCTCGCATAACAACAGTTGATAGAAACTTATCGGATAAAATAGAATTAACCGAACGCCGTATTATGGAAGAAATTAAATCTTTACGTGATGATATTACCGAACATAATACAAAAGAAGATAGTGAAATCAAAAAAATCCTAGAATGGAAATGGATGGCTGCAGGCGGTATAATTGTTCTTGCCTGGTTAGTATCCAATATCAATCTTACCAATATAGGCAAACTTTTCGGATAGTTTGACTTTTTGTAACCTCTGTGTTACAATCTTTACATTATGAGCTTATTGATAGACCAAAAGTACACCCAACTTATCTCTCCACGATTTGAGAAGTTTCAACGCAAGAGTGATTACCTCTATGCTTGCCGTTGTCCTCTATGTGGAGATTCCAAAAAGAATAAATCGAAAATGCGTGGTTATATTTACCGCAAAGGCAACGATTTATTTTTCAAATGCCACAACTGCTCGGCAGGCACAAGTCTAGGCAATCTAATCAAACAATTAGATGCTGGCCTGTATAAAGAATATGTTATGGAAAGATACAAGGCTGGTGAAACAGGCAACAATTCTTTCAAACAAGTCACCACGATTGCACCTCCTAGATTCGATAAACTAGATACCGATGTTACATATGAAAATGCGGAAAGATGCGATAAGTTACCTGATAATCATTTCTGTATTCAATACCTAAAAAATAGAAGAATACCGCAAGATTATTACAAACTGTTATACTATACTGATAACTACAAACAATTTGTATCCGAAGTATATCCACAGGTAGATAAAGAGATTACTGCCGATAAAAGGCTTGTAATTCCTTTCTATGACCAATATAATGGCTTGATTGCATTATCAGGCAGAGCATTAGAAGTTTCCGATTATAAACTAAGATATGTTACACTCAGAACAAACGAGAGTGAAGATAAACTTATCTATGGAATGGATAGAGTAAATACAAATGAAACAGTCAGAATTGTTGAAGGTCCTATTGATAGTTTATTTTTGCAGAACTGTGTTGCGGCTGGAGACGCTAATCTCTCACTTGTGGCAAAAAGTATTTCATCAGGTAAAAAAGTTTTAATATTTGATAACGAACCACGCAATAAAGATATCGTTAGGATGATGCAAGATGCAATCAAATTAGGTCATGATATTGTTATTTGGCCTGACACAATTGCACAAAAAGATATAAATGAGATGATTATGGGTGGTCGCACCAAAGATGAGATTGAAAGTATTATAAGTAGTAATACATTTTCAGGTCTACAAGCACAGACGAAATTTGTTTTTTGGAAGAAAGTATAATAACATGAATGTGAAATTGGTAAGTTTTTCGGCACCGTCACCTGAAATGCCGGTAGAAATTAAAGATGCACAAGACTTGATTGCGTTTTGTGCAAGGGTATCAAATCCTAGCAATCAATTAAACACAGAAACATCAGAAAAATTAATTAGATATCTAATTAAGCACAAACACTGGTCTCCGTTGGAGATGGTAAGTGCTTGTTTAGAGATTGAAACAACGAGAGATATTGCTCGTCAAATGCTAAGACATAGAAGTTTTAGCTTCCAAGAGTTTTCTCAGCGATATGCTGACCCTACAAAAGACTTGGACTTTGTATTAAGAGAGGCACGATTACAAGATACAAAGAACCGTCAAAATAGTGTAGAAATTTCAGGATCAACTCTAACGGAACAAAATTTGATTGAGCAGTGGAAATGGAAACAACAAGAAGTGATTTCGGCAGCCCAACACGCATATGAATGGGCAGTTAATAATGGTATCGCAAAAGAACAGGCTCGTGCCGTGTTACCAGAGGGTAATACAGTATCAAGATTGTATATGAACGGTACACTTAGAAGTTGGATTCATTTTATAGAATTAAGAAGTGACAACGGTACACAAAAAGAACACCGTCAAGTCGCAATAGAATGTGCAAGAGCAATTGCCAGCGTATTCCCAATGGCAGATGAATTTATAACAAAAGAATAATAATAATTGGAGTATTTAATGGAAGATATCGTTCACGGTATTAAGGTAGACTATTCTCGGGATTCTTTGTTTGATGAATTAGGTGTCAAGCGATTGAAAGAATCTTATATGAGAGAAGATGAACAATCACCACAAGAAAGGTTTGCATATGTATCAAAGGCGTTCGGCTCTAACCAGGAACACTCGCAGAGACTTTACGAATATAGTAGTAAACATTGGCTTTCTTATAGCACTCCCATTCTTTCTTATGGGCGTAGTAAGCGTGGCTTGCCTATATCATGTTTTCTCCCTTATCTTCACGATTCGGCAGAAGGTCTTGTCGATACTCTCTCGGAAGTAAACTGGTTATCAATGTTGGGTGGTGGTGTCGGTATTGGTATCGGCATTCGTAGTGCTGATGATAAATCAGTTGGTGTAATGCCTCACTTACGCACCTATGATTCATCTTCATTGGCATACAGACAAGGCAGAACACGCAGAGGTTCTTATGCAGCTTACCTTGATATCTCCCATCCAGATGTATTGATGTTCCTTGAGATTCGCAAGCCAACTGGTGACCAGAATATGCGATGCTTGAACCTACATCATGGTATCAATATCACTGATGACTTTATGCGATTGGTTGAAGCATCTATGCTTGACCCACATGCAGACGATACATGGGAACTAAAAGACCCAGCATCAGGTGAAGTACGTGATACAATACCTGCTCGTGAACTATGGCAACGTATTCTTGAAACTCGTATGTTGACCGGTGAACCATACATTCACTACATCGATACAAGCAATCGTGCTATGCCACAATATCAAAAAGATAAAGGTTTGAAGATTCAACAATCAAACCTATGCTCAGAGATTATTCTACCAACAAATAAAGATAGAACCGCCGTGTGTTGCCTATCATCGGTGAACCTAGAACACTATGATGAGTGGAAGAATGACCCATTATTCTTACGTGATATGGCTGAGATGCTCGACAACGTTTTACAACATTTCATCGACAATGCACCAGAACCTGTTGCTCGTGCCAAATATTCCGCACAGATGGAAAGAAGTATTGGTGTTGGTGCATTAGGTTTCCATGCCTACTTACAAAGAAATGGTCTCGCCTTTGAAGGTGTAATGGCAAAATCTGCCAATATTAGAATGTTTAAACATATCAGAGGTAAATTAAATGAAGCAAATCTTGCATTGGGCGCCGAGCGTGGCAGCCCTAGTGATTGTGCTGGTACAGGTCTCCGCTTTGCTCACGTTATGGCTGTGGCCCCAAATGCTAGTTCTAGTATTCTCATGGGTAATACCAGTCCAAGTATTGAGCCTTATCGTGCTAATGCTTACAGACAAGACACCCTCTCAGGATCCTTTTTAAATAAAAACAAGTGGTTAGATGTTATCATCAAAGAAAAGGTAACGGATCCTGGTGAGTACCAAGACATCTGGTCGTCTATCATCGCTAATGATGGTTCTGTTCAACACTTGGATATTTTAGATGATATTCAAAAAGAAGTATTTAAAACTGGTATGGAAATTGACCAACGATGGGTTGTTGAACATGCTGCTGATAGACAAGAGTTTATTGACCAAGCACAATCACTCAACCTATTCTTTAGGCCTGATGTTAATATTAAATATCTTCATGCTTGTCATTTCTTGGCATGGAAAAAAGGTCTCAAGACATTGTATTACTGCCGTAGTGAGAAATTGGCTAAGGCAGATAAGGTGTCTAAGAAGATTGAACGTGAAATTATTAAGGAAATAAGTTTAATTGATATCGTTGGAGACGATGAATGTCTTGCTTGTAGTGGTTAATATGTAACAGATTTCTCATGTTTGAACCATAAAATAGTATAAATACTGTTGAGGAGATTGAAATGAAACCAACATATTTGTATATTAAACAACATGAGAAATCTGGTATGTTATACTTTGGTAAAACTACAAAGAAAGACCCATTTAAGTATAAAGGTTCAGGAAGACATTGGAAAAGGCATTTAAATGTTCATGGACAACATATTAAAACTATATGGGTCAGTGATTTATTCACAGACAAAGATGATGTGGTTGAGTTTGCTGAATTTTTCAGTGATTTTTTTGATATAGTGAAATCTAAAATGTGGGCTAATGAAAAAAAAGAAAATGGTTTAGATGGTGGCAGAGAGGCTGGTTTTATTGGTACAACAAATACTCCATTGACGAGAAAAAAAACATCTGATAGGATGAAAATTAATAATCCTATGTTTGATGAAAATGTTAAAAAGAAACACAAAGATAAAATAAACAGCCAAGAAGTAAGGGAAAAGAAATCCAAATCTAAAAAAGGCAACACTAATGTTAAAGGTAAATCCTGGTACAATAATGGAATAGAATGTGCTATGTTATTTGAAAAAGATGTACCTGAAGGTTGGAAAAAAGGCCGTTTGAATCCACATTGGAATTATAAGAGGAAAATTAATGAATAAAAAAGAATTTAAAGATTTAAAATTGACAGATGCAAGAAATAGCTTTAAGCCTTTCAAATATCCATGGGCATATTCTGCTTGGCTTCAACATGAGCAGTCACATTGGTTGCATACAGAAGTGCCTATGTTGGAAGATGTGAAAGATTGGAAAAAGAAATTGACTCCTAGTGAGAAACAATTTCTCACACATATCTTCCGTTTCTTCACACAAGGTGATATCGATGTGGCAGGTGGTTATGTGAAGAACTATCTACCATATTTCCCACAACCTGAAGTGCGTATGATGTTGATGGGCTTTGCAGCTCGTGAGGCATTACATATTGCTGCCTATTCACACTTGATTGAAACACTTGGTTTACCTGATACCACATACAATGAATTCTTGGAGTATCAGGAGATGAGAGCCAAACACGATTATGTATTGGATATTTCAGATAAGAATGGTACAAAAGAAAACACCGCAAGGCATATTGCTGTATTCTCCGCATTTACAGAAGGTATGCAGTTGTTTAGTTCATTCATTATGTTGTTGAATTTCCCACGACATGGTAAGATGAAAGGTATGGGTCAGATTGTTACTTGGTCTATTGTTGATGAAACAATGCACGCTGAGAACATGATGAAACTGTTTAAGACATACATACATGAGAATCAAGAAATTTGGAATGATGAATTAAAAGAATCTATATACTCCATTGCTGAGCGTATGGTTGAATTGGAAGATAAGTTCATCGACTTGGCATTTAGTATGGGTGAGATGGAAGGCCTATCAGCTGATGAATTGAAACAATACATTAGATATATTGCTGACCGCCGATTGATTGGACTTGGTATGAAAGGTATCTTCAAAGTTAAACGCAATCCATTACCTTGGGTTGAAGAAATGATTAATGCACCAACTCATACAAATTTCTTCGAGAACCGTGCTACCGATTATGCAAAAGGTGCCTTGAGTGGTACTTGGAACGATGTATGGGGTAAAGCAGCATGAAAAAGAATTATATAAGATATTGTATTATATCATCAATCATTTGTATTATTATGATTGTTCTGATGGGTACAGTGGCAGCACAAAAGACACCGCAAGGTGTTCTTTATGATGCACAAATTCTAAGAGTGAGTGATGGTGATACAGTAGTTATTGCCGCACCATTTTTACCAGCTCCATTGAAACCTGAATTGGCAGTACGTATTTTTGGTGTTGATACACCAGAAAAAGGATTCAGAGGTCAATGTGAATCAGAGAAACAACGTGGTGAGGCAGCATCCGTATTTACTAAGCAACTTGTGACTGCCAGCACACAACGCCAAGTGGTTCTATATGGATGGGACAAGTTTGGTGGTCGTGTTTTAGGTGATATTATTCTAAATGGTCAATCTTTACGAACACAACTAATTCAAAATGGTTTTGCTCGTGAATATTATGGAGATGCAAAACAGTCATGGTGTCAATAAAACACAGCTGTTCTGAATGTGAATCTAAGTATAAAATTGAATATGATGAAATAAATTGTGAAGATAGTCCTACATACTGTCCGTTCTGTTCTACCTATATACAGGAGAGCGAGATGGAACAGGATGAAGATTATTAATGACTTGGTTATATCATAATACAACAGAACAATTCAAAGAAGAAGACGTGGCCGATAATCTCGGCTTCGTCTATCTTATCACCCACATACCAACAGGTAGAAAATATGTTGGTAAAAAATTCTTCACTAAAGCAAAAACAAAACAGGTTAAAGGTAAGAAAAAGAAAATCAGAGTTGCCTCTGATTGGGAGACCTATTGGAGTTCAAGTGAGGAACTAAAGGCCGAAGTTAAACTTAATGGAGAGGAACAATACACAAGGGAAATTCTACATCTATGTAAATCTAGGTCAGCCTGTAGTTATTGGGAAACATGGGAGATATTCTCTCGCCATGCTCTACTGAGTGATGCATACTATAACAGTTGGGTGACCTGCAAAATTCATAAATCTCATGTCATAGGAAAATTAAATGGCTCGTAAATCTAGTGCTAATAATGTTATTGAGAAAGTAACCTCTAGCAAACCAACCAATCACCTCAAATTGAGGATTGATGACCTTAAAACATTCTCACCATTAACAGATAATCAAAAACTATTCTTTGATGCTTATAAAAGAGGAGATTATTTTGTCGCATTACATGGTGTAGCAGGTACAGGTAAAACATTCTGTGCTCTATATAAAGCAATCGAAGAAGTTATGGACAAATCCAACCCATTCGATAAAATCATAGTTGTTCGTTCAGCAGTACAATCAAGAGAGATTGGCCATTTGCCTGGTGATGTCAACGAAAAGATGGAGATTTTCCAACAACCATACAGACAAATTTGTGAGACACTATTCGGCCGTAAAGATGCTTGGGATAGATTAGAAGAACAAGGCCATATTGAATTCATTAGTACCAGTTTTATCCGGGGAATGAGTTTTGATGATGCAATCATTATCGTTGATGAAATGCAGAATTTAACATTCGAAGAAATTGATACGGTTATGACCCGTGTTGGTTACCGTTCAAAGATTATTTGGTGCGGTGATTACCGACAGACTGACCTCAATAAGAAAAAGAATGATATGACAGGCATTTTAAAATTCTTCGATATTGCCATGCACATGGGCGCCTTTACCCGTATTGAGTTTACACCAGATGATATTGTCCGTTCTTCATTAGTTAAGGACTATATTCTAGCTAAGATGAAATGGGAAGATACCAACGAGTAGTTTCATAATGTGATAAAATCAAGGCAATAGTAGTAAAACCATGTTGCAGTGCGTCATAAAAGCATATATAATTATAGAAGGTGCTCAAACGAGACCTATTTTAATTAATTGTCTAAAATGGAGATTAACATGGACTTTACTACTATTCAAAAAACATTCGAAACTCAATCTAAAATTTTCACAGATGCTTTACAGCCTAAAGAGTTGAAAGATGTTCAAAAGAAATCTAAAGATTTTGCCCTTACAGTATTGGATGCACAGACTAAAGCTGTATTATCTGGTATTGAAGCATTTGGTAAATTTGCAGGTAAGGATTCTACTACATACCTATTGAAGGTAACAGAATTAGTAGATACAACTTACGAAAATGCAAAAGAAATCATCGAAACAGGAACAATCAAGGGTTTTGCTTATGCTGGAGATAAAAAATAACTCCCGCAGTTTTTCGCCTATTATAAGGAATGGGTGGGGAATCAAATTCTCCACTTACCGTGATAACAATATACTATTATTATTTACATCCTTACATACAGGCCAAACAATTGTCCGATATTTTACCGATGAAGATAGTGCTGTTGACTTTATTAATTATGTTATAGAGCATAGTCCGGTAGAACTGATTGACCAATAACCCACCAGTAGGTGGGTTTTTTATTTCCTCGCATACATATAATAGAGAGGAGATATTATGAATTCAACTGAAAAGAAAATGTTAGTAGATGATGCTTTGGCTATGATAGGTACAGATGGTGAGGTTGCCGCCATGAAGTGGTTGGCAAACCAAATCGAGGCAAGTTATGAGGCAAAGTTACAAAAAGCCTTGACACGAAACGAAATTAATGATAAACTGTTATTTCAGATGATGAACTATTGAGGTAATTATGTTTGGTGTAGAAGAATTTCCAGGTCAGATTGACCAATTAGAGAGTTATATTAGAATCCTTGAGAGTGAACAATCCAAGTTTATACAGGAAATTAAACAGTTGAGAGAACGTGTGGCTGAGTTGGAAGCACAAGTTTTTGGTGGTTCTACAAAATGAAACAACAAGAGATACAATTCTTTTGGCCATTGACCGAACAGATAAAGTTGGATTTAGATTATACTCAATGCAATCCAATTGAATACTATGTTCGTGCAAAGGGTATTGCAGGTACACATGGTCCCTTTCCTACAGGTATGCAATTTACTACTGTTCAAACAGTTCCAGGTGATGTCATAATTACGAGCGCCAAATTACAGATTGACACACAATCAACAGTCATAGTTGCTAAAGAAAAACCACCATTGTACCGCCGTGCATTATATAAACTAATGGGTATCGAGTGGTCAATCAAATAAATGGCTGGTGTATATCGTTTAAAGAATTGTCCTAAGTGTGGTGTTGAACACCGTAAGAGGGGTGCATTTTGTTCACAATCATGTGCCAATCAACGGGCAACCTCCGAGGAGAAAAAGGAAGTATTAAGAGATAGAACCCTAGAATATGCTAAGACACCAGAAGGACTCGCAACGGCCGCAATGGTTTCCAGATTGAATGAGAAACGTGCCAGTGATAATGAAAAAAGAAAAAATGGTGAATATGTATTAGAAGAAGATGATTGGTATGTAGAAATACCTGATTTTGATAGTGATGGTACGGAGAATATAAAATGGTAGATACAATACAGAAATTAAAATACGATATGAATGACTGGCACATGGACGGATTCTATTGTTTTGAACAGAAAAAGAAGTTGTACCGTATATTATGGGCAGCCGAAGAAGCACTAAAGGATGCACCATATTTTGTAGGTGAAGATGAATGGCTCAAGGAGAATAACCATGAAAGAGAAGTCCCAACGATTACACGATGATAAGATTCATGCACAACGGCAGTTAAAGATTGCCAAGGCGTATGGGTTCAATATAGATAATCCGCATAGGTTTGAAAAGACCCATGCTCTAACTTGTGGTGATAGTAATTGTGCGATGTGCGGTAATCCCCGCAAATTCTTCAAAGAAGTTACCACGCAAGAGAAAAGGTTATTTGAACGGGCAAAAGACACCGATTAACATTGCCTCAAATAATTGAAAAATGTAGTATAATGTTTTATAAGTAGTAGAGTGGTGTGAAATGATAAGTTTTGCACCACATTTTTAAAAACCGAATTTATATTGATAAATTATAAATTCATCCAAAATAAAAGGAAATTCAATCATGAACATTGTTCATTCAGTGCCTATTTCGGCCAAAAAATTTACGCAAAAAGATTTAGATTTAGTCAACCTATATGTTAACCCATTAGTTTACCCTGGATTATATTCCAATAAAGAACTAAGAGAAGGTTTCAGATATGTTGATAGGCGCATTGTTGATATAGACGATATCAATTTAGATGTCCAAGATATTTTCAATGAAATGGATTTAAAAGAATACGGTAACAACAATTTCGTTACTCAATCCGCAGCTATCCGTGCTCACGGAAAAGGTGCGAATGCTGATAAAGTTGACGCTTCGATTGTAGCAGACGGTTTTGAATTATCTCATGCTCCTATTAGTGTTGCCCATTGTCCAAATAAACAAGATATGATTCTCGATGGTAGAACAAGGTTAAATCAATTGAAACATTTAGGATTCACCAATGTTATTGTTGATTATTATACTTGTGATAGTTGGAATGCTTATTTTCTAGAAGCTATCAAAAGAAATCCTCCAGAAAAGCCACGTTCACCTATGAAAAAGGAAGATATCATTACAAACTGTAATGTATCAATTAAAAACGGTTGGATGAAACGAGAAGTTAGTGCTATTGACAATCGTATCAAAGAAATTGCAGGAAATTCAGTCAATTATTATACAAAACAAAAAATCGTTCACAACGTTATGTATGGTGTAGGGCACACATCAAACGTATTGTCATTGGATGAAACAACAGCCACAAATTGGTTAAAACGCAACGGTTACATAGATAACGATAAAGATAATGGAATTTACTATAAAGTAGTTTCAGCGTCAGCGTGGTCTAAGGCAATCACAGCATCAGCTGATAAATTATGTGAAGAACTTGAAGCAAACGGTAAGCGTGTTAAAGAGTTGCGTATCGTATTGCATACAGGAACACTTGATGGTGCAGACCCTAGTGCTTCATGGCAAGGCAAGATTGATTCTTTCCGTAACGGTTGGAAATCAGACTTACATAATATTGAAAAAGCTTTCTTTACTGATTCATCAAGACGAGCCACAATCAAGTTATATGGTGCAATTCCTGCCGTAGCTGAATTGAGTGAAACTTATCCTATGGACAGGTTGGTAATGTTCCATGTGGGTAAGTTAAAAACTATGTCTTTTTCTGAGATTGCCACTGAGCAAGCATTAGACGAAGAACTATTCTAATTCTTTTATTATTGCCGCAAACCCATTGTGTCCTGTGATACAATGGGTTTATTATTTGGAGTTGTTATGTTCATTTTTGATGTTGAAACACTTGGTAAGCAATCTAATTCAGTCATCCTGAGTATGGCCTGTATATACTTTAAACCTGAAGAAGAACCAGACCATAATAAACTAAGGCAAGATGCTTTCTTTGCCAAGTTTGATGTAGTTGACCAGATGAAACGATTACACCGAACAAGTGGCAAGTCCACTATGGAATGGTGGGCAAAACAATGTGACAATGTGAAGAATTGGTCATTCAAGCCTAATCCTGATGTTGATGAGAAGTTCGAGGATGGGTATGAACGTATGCGTGAGTGGGTAAAGTCTAAGAATGATAATGATTGTTGGGTATGGGCACGTGGCAACCTTGACCAGTTAGTGATGGATGACATAGAAGAACAGATTGGCCTAACACCTGTATTTCCCTATGCTAGATGGCGTGATGTGAGAACGGCTGTCGATTTCCTGTATGGCACGAAGAACGGTTATGTAAAGGTAGTAACACCTCCTTGGATAGAACCATTTGATTCTAATATTCATATCACTAAACACAATCCGGTTGATGATTGTATATTGGATGCGATGCAATTAATGTATGGTGAAAAAGTATGAAATTCGTATTAAAGAGCCGACCTAAGATTGGTGATTGTCGTAAACGCTTGAAGTTTGCATGGTTTCCCGTTACTGCCATTAATCAAGAGAGAGTTGGTGTACCGACCAAGTATTTGGTTTGGTTAGAAACGTTTGAAGTTTATGAGGAGTATAGAAGGCACATGGTCGCCACTAAGTTTGGTGGTATGATGGCCGATGAATGGATTGAAGTGTTTAGGTACATAAAGGAATAATATGACAAAAGAAAAGAAAAAATATGGTTGGAATGATAAGTTTATTTCCTCTTATTACTATGAGGTTGAAACTGGCCGTATCGTTGGCCAATACTCTAAGATAAGTCTTAGTGATGAAGTATACCAGGCCGAAGTCCATGGGGACAATCTTGGCCAGTATATCTCCGAGAAGTGTGCCAAGCAAGCCATTGAGAAACAGATTGAGAAGAACGAGCAAGATAACGAAAACGCAAAGAAATTCGTAAGGTTTTAATTATGACCACAAAAAAGTATAGAGTGTTGCTATGCACCAAGGGTGTACATAGTTGGTATGAATTAGAAGTATGGGAACCCTCATGGTTTTGCTTTGGTAAGTTTAAGTGGAAGACAGTTAAGATATCACATCCTGATGCTGGTACCACGGCAATAACCTTTTTAACTAAACAAGAGGCCATCCGATACGCTGACCAAAGGTATGCACCAGAACAAAGGATGGTATTAGAGGAATCAAAATGAGTATCCGATACAGCACCAATTGGATGGGACCAGTCAATACCCAATGGTATAAGGACAGAGGGTTGACCAGACGAGTGACCAAAACATTAACGGAAGATTCTCAATTAACTGGCCGTAAGGCCGGTGATTCGTTTGAGTATGATGAGATTACCGAACATTACAGTGCCGGTCGTATTGATGTAAGAGGTACTGGAGACCCTTATGGCCAAGAGATTGGACTAGACCCTATGCGGTCGGAAGATTGGAATACCTTTAGTGAGTGGTTACATACATTTGAAACGGATGATGTATGGGAACTAAAAGACCTAGTGGAAATGTATGAGAGAACCAACCCTAAAATCAGGTGGGCATTTGAATGTAATGGATTTTGTGGTGACTATGAGTGCAAAGAGAACCAAGGCATATGCAAGAGGCTAAAGAAATGAAATACATGGACATTGATTGTTACGAAAGAGGTTGTGCTTGTGTCTCAAGCAATAGAGTTGCTGGTGAAGATTCTGAAGTCGTTGAAGTAGTTAGGCTAAGAGAGTACCAAGAACCTGTTGCATGGATGGAAACATACAATGGCCACCCAAACAATTTAGATTGGAATCCAGATAACTTGAGGTCTGGCGATTTGAATGTACCTGGTGATAATGTTTATGAAATTGTCCCACTCTACACCGCACCAAGAGAGTTAAGTGATGAGGAAATATTAGAGGTTAGTCACACAATGCCCTATGCAGACAGATTTGATTTTGCTAGAGCAATACTAAAGAAAGCGAGTGAGAAATGAAATTAGAAAAAATAGATACACCACCAAATACTATTACATTCAATAATTACGATACTGAATGGGCTATGAGAATTACTGCCGATAGAAAGATTGAAGTAAATCCTAATGTTGGCATAGATGAATTAGCAAAAGCAGTATTAAATGCAGTTCAAGAACTTCTATTAAAAAACAATCCAAAGCCTGTTGCATTTATGAGCAAAAGCAAAACAATTTACCATGTTGAAGATTTTTCTGATATGGATAAAGATATTGCTAAGAACTTTACTATTCCACTCTACACAGCACCAAGAGAGTTAAGTGATGAGGAAATATTCAAAGCTATTAACAAATCGAAATACGCCTATCTTCCTGATGAAGATATTTTTGAAATAGCGGCAATACTAAAGAAAGCGAGTGAGAAATGAAATTCTTATTTGGTAAAAGATTTAACCTATTTGAGATGATTGCTTACAGTGTGATTATGTTTTTTGTAAGTAATACCAATAATTACTGGTATTTGTTATTACTCTTACCTGTATTGGCTGTATCGGTTGTGATGGAAGATAAGCTTAGAGTGAGAGAATTTTATAAAGGACTTGGTATAAAATGAATGAATACATAGAACAATTGACCGCAAGGCAGATAATTGAGATGATAGCCAATGACTATTATGAAGAATCCCATGACAAGATGCGGATGCAGATACATGACCATATCCGATGGTGTAAGAAGTGGTTAGAAGCCAATCCAGAGGGTAGTAACTGGCAGGAGAGGAAAGAAATTGCCGAATAGACCAGAAGATAAACTAGGAACTTTGGAAGAAGCCCTTGAGTTTGATAGAAAAAGAAACTATCAATATACCGCAAATAAACTAAAACAATTAAAAGAAGTCCATGCCGTTCAAGGACAACCTGGAACTTGGGACTATGACCCTTATATGCAAGGAATGTATAATGGACTTGAATTGGCACTGGCCATCATGGAAGACAGAGAACCACAGTACCGTGATTTACCAGTAGTACCTATCAACAATGTAGTCCAAGACTGTATAGAAGCCATACAAATGACCATGTCCAGAGGTATCCGAGATGATTATTATAGAGGACAGTATGATGCCATTACCTCAATAAAGAAAAGATTTAATATAGAATGAGAAACTGGAAAGAAGAAGTCCACGACACCTATTACTATTATAATGCCGATAATGGTAGAATCATAGGACTAATAACACCTATTACCCATACCAGAATATGGGTCGCCAAAGTATTAACAGAACAGTATAACAATGATATATTCCTTGGACAGTATATTAGCCTAGAATACGCAAAGAAAGCATTAGAGTTATATTGGGATATCCAAGATAGAACATTAATAGAATAGTTACCCGAAACCCTGTGGATAACTCTGTGGATAAGATGTGAATAACCACATATTACTTTTAGTTATTAGTATATAACCAAAGGTAGTAAGCCTGCCAAGATAAAAACTAAGTTAGTGCTCACTCTCGTTTTCTCAGAGTTTTTGCCGAAATTCTGATTCTCGACCATTCCGGTCAACCATTAATACCAATAAAATCAATGACTTACAGAGGGCTTGACATTTGCCTCAATACCTGTATAATAGGTTATGTTGAGTTGATAAAGAGAGAAAAATTTGAAAACATATAGAATTACTAAGATTGAAGCAGACCAGAAAGAAGTCACTGTGGAATTGACTGAAGCTCAGTTCCAGTTGATGGAATCACTGGTCGCTGAGAATGAAGATTTGTTTTCCGATCCTGTAACAGAAGATAAGTTTTGTTTGGAAGAACCACTCCAAGAGTGTTTTTCTAATCTATATGCTAAACTATACAAGGTATTATAATATGAACAAAGAACAATTGAAGCGCCAGTGTGAATTGCAGATGGAATCTTATATGTTACATGGCGGTGTAGTAACGGTTTGTAAGGCTAAGGCACCAAGAAAATCTGAGCGTGTTTTGTCTGGTACCACTAAGGGTTCGGTGTATAATACTGGTCGCCTCCGTAGTTTTATGAGAGGTTCGGCTTCAATTGATAAGAGGGTTTAATATGGGTGTTTTTAATGAATTAGATTTGGCTTTGAATGAGTATGCTGACCACTTGGTAAGCACTTATGGTTCGGATCCAGAGAATTATAAAGTGGAATTCGATGCTGGTTCGAAGTATATTAAAGTGATATCGGTTTGCCGTGGTAGTCGTAGCTCTCATAGTTTTATCGTGGTTAAACCGGATGCGAAGTTTAAATTCGGTGATATTCTAAAGGCTGCCACATGGAAGGCACCAGCGAAGAACTTTTCTCGTGGTAATGTCCTTGAGGGTACATTCAAGGGTATCAGATGGTGCGGTATCTAATGAAGAAACGCTGTGACCGAAACCATGCAATATACCGAATGATTGTCGGAGACCAGTCCTATATTGGCCTTACCGTTATCAATGGTCGTGCAGTTACTAAGGCTGTGAAGTTGAGAGTCCAGAAGCACATATCCAGAGCCATGATAGAAGAAAAGGATTGGACTATCTGTGAGGCTATCAGGGGCGCCGAAGTGGTACAGTATGAGGTATTAGAGGTTATCAGAGGTCGTAAGCCAGCACATCAGCGTGAGCGTGAGTTGATTGCTGAGTATGAACCAGAATTGAATTTGTTTTAGGAGATTATATGTGGAATATTAATACAACCGATTTAGAATTTAGTTTGAATGGCTATCAGTACCGCACCTATTTGGAGTTGGAGGATGATAATCAGAAGTTTTTCCACCTATGTTATTTGAATGGTTTAGAAGTGAAGATGGAGAAGGACTTTTATAATCACAGCCCTTATGCCAGAATCACTCCGGATGAGTTCATGGTCTACCTATACG